CCGATGAAGATTACTCAAAAGATTATTGATGACCTCACTGAGGCATTAGCACATACCAAGAAGGATGGTACTGAGAACTGGAAAGATGGAGATGAAATAGATGTCTGTCTTGCTGGTACATTTGCAGCAGATAAATTTATTACATTAATCAATAGATCTAAATGAACATAATCAGGGACTCTATCTCTAAGAAACTACACGATGAATTAAATACTGAGGTCAGATCTTTAGCAGGTCGTCAGGTTTGGTTGTCTAGTGCAGTAGACTGGTGTGATTCCATCAAGCAAGGTGTTCAGGGTAGTACATTGACCACACCTATGCCTGCTGAGTTGGGTGATATGTTAACAGAAGAACTAAAGGATCACTTACCCCCTTACGATGAACTGAAGTACTCTTTTTATATTTGGCAAGCAAACTCTGGTATTGCCATGCATGATGATAATAACTATAAATTTAGTGGTACTCTCTATCTCAATGATGAGTGGTATCCACAATGGGGTGGATTATATGTGTGGATAGATATGGATGCACCAGATGATGCTGTAGGGCATGCTTTATTACCTAAGGCTCGGACGTGTGTCCTAAATACTCAGAGTGAGTATCATATGGTAACCCCAGTGTCACCATATGCTCAAGCACCAAGATTTACAGTACAATTTAGAGCTCAATAGTGTTAGGTCATACATGTTATAGTTCTGGTCCGATTCCACTCCTACCAGACGGTGCAATACCTGGTCAGAATCCTGCTCAATCTCAGGGCACACCTCCACCAGTACCTGTCACGCAGCCTGGTGCAGAGATTAGAACCATAGTTGGTACATGTTATGGTCCTGCTTTACCTTTAACACCATCAATAGATATACCTCCTTATAGACAGGGAGAACAAGCACCTCCACCTACCATAGATCCTGGCGAAACTATAAGGACTATCGTAGCGAGATGTTATCCACCTATAACTCCTGATCCACCTGGTCCACCACCAGATGGTCCACCACCACCTATTATAGAGATACCTAATTTCTGTGACATCATACCTTGGGCAGACTTGGGTTTAGATGTACCATCTTTCTGTGGTGAGTTAGATATTATAATTAAACCACCTTTTCCATCACCTGAACTACCTCCATGGTGGGGAAAGGGTGCTGACTGTAAGCGTTTAGCACCACTGTTGGATATGGATCCACCTGCTGCACGTAAGCATGAAGATTGGAACCAAGGTGCAGAGCAACCACCAGACGGTAAGAAGTATGTCTGGGTTGTGCTTAGAGACTATGGAGAAGGTGCATATGCAGTACGTAAGGGTGAAGAATTAGTATGTGACAACGAACAGCACCCACTAAACCCTCCATGGGGTAAGTGTGTAGAGGATGCTATCGAGTGTCTCTTTAAACCATATGTTACTGGTACATGGAGACCACCTACTGCTAACTGTGAGACATATTACTTTAGAGGTCAGAACTCTACTACAGGTCAGATTTGTGTTAAGAACTGCTTCCCAAATCGTATGCCTATCTATGAGTACAGAAAAGGTGCTCCAGTAGGTAACATACAGATCATGCCTTTTGGTAGAGGATTCCATAACCGTAGGTTTGTTACTACTAGAGCAGATGGTTCATGGAATGAAAGAAAGGTACGTTGTGAAGGTGGTAACGCAGTCTTTAATAGTACTAGTACACAGACACAAACTTTTACTGCCAATGGATTGACTATCACTGTCAAGGTCACACCTATAGATGATGGTGGTGAGTATGATAGTAGATGGTGGGTTGAGTCATGGTCAGGAACCATGCCTGCTATTGGTACTACATGGGAACACTCATGGAATGCTGGTAAAGGTACAGTATATGTAAAGGTCACTGTTGTTGATGGTGCTGACAGTGGACAAGATCATAGTTATGGTAGAGAGATGGTAGCACCTGCAGGGTATGATCGTGTTCATACTGGACCTGCTTTCCATATCTTACAGTACCCTGAGAGGGGCACAGTGCCTCTGTATAAGTTCTATAGTCCTACGACTGTAGATACTTTCCTTACGACCAATCCAGGTGCTCCAGACACCGAAGGTGCTGGTGAGAGAGCGACTATGAATGCTGCTGGCATGTCACAAGGTGAGATATTAGGGTATGCCTTTAAGAATAAAGAGGATGCCATTGCATACTTGGGTGAAGACGAACAGATAGTGGAATTGCATAGGTATTTTGCTAACTCTGTTACTAACAGTGCATATAATGATCACATGTACTCCATTGTGGAGCAGGGCACTGAGACTCCTCCCAAGTATGGAAAGCGTCAGACATATAGACTACCCACTAACCCTAAGACTTCATACATCGTTTCATATAAGATGATGAAGCCTGCTGCTTCTTATAAGAACTCATGGGGTGTTGTTATACACAATAAAGAGTGTACTGAGATCTACTGGACTAAGACCATCGAGTCTAATGTTAACCAGAACAGTGAGTTCAGACAGTTTGAGGTTCCATTGTCTGTTCTTAAGACACATCCTGGTCAGGAGATGGGATTCTATCTCATACCTGATGGGCATGACTATAGTGTAACTAATAACGATGCACCTCAGTTCTATGCGTCTGGTGATGGATGGAAGAGGACAGGAGGTAGTGCTCAGAGTGATTGGGTGTTCTTCTCTGATCCTCAGATGAATCCAGGTAATAGAAATAAGACCAAGTGGGTAGGTAACAACTGGCAGTGGTGGGAAGACTTACTTGCTGGTGATGATGACTACGATGACTTTAAGGTACACTATGAGGTATTAGCAGGAGGCGGTGCCTATTATTATGAGGGTGTACAGTGCTATGTCTTTGCAGATCCTGCACCAGAGAAGATAATGATTGATATAGTTGAGAAGGATAAGTGTTCTACTAATATATTTGATGGTACTTTTGATGATGTACTGTTGACCAGATCAGATTGTGGTCCACTAGCACCACCTACTACATGGACTGCAGAGAGTTCTATCATGGGATGTGGTACATGTACTGGTGACTATGTAATGGACATGCATAGGGAGCAGACACTGAAGGTACTGAAGGGTGCTAGTCTGCAACTGAAATCATTTGGTTGTCTTATCTCTGCACCTGAGCAAGAGTGTATGACCTTCAGGTTCCTTGTTAAGAAGAATGGTAGTAACGTAGTGGATGAGACCTATGAGTTAGCAACGTTCCCCTTTGTTGGTATGGATATAGGTAACGCTTTTAGTGTTGCTAAGGATGACACTGTAACCTTTAGGTTGGAATCGATTGATTCTGGTCCTTACTTCGGCAATGCATCTGCTAACTTTATATTCCTGGCAAATGGTGCTGAGTTCAGTGGGTCATGGTCTGCTAGGTTGGGTACTATATCTGCTGATGATAAGATTGCTGGTCGTGCTGAGACCTATTCTAGTAACCCTTATGGTGGTGGATCTATTAAGAAGATGTCTGTTGAGGTATGGGATCATGAGAAGTCAGAGTGGAGTCCTGCTGTTACTGTCTGGGATAATGGACAACAGAATACTAATAATGCTAATGGTCAGACAGCAGATTGGTCTAATGTATACTTCAGTGGCAACACTTGGAACTGTTCTGGTTTAGACCCATGTCCTGCACCATACTATGAGAATGGTACGACAGATCGTAATGGTCATGTACTTACTACTCGTATCAATGCTAATGGTCAGACTACTACTGATGGTATCCAGTATGACAAATTATTTGGACACTCACGTGGTCTGATTATGAAGGCTGCTGAACCTAATGTTAGGAACACCAGTGACCTAGGTAACATGACTGATTGGGTACATCATTCTATAGGTGACGGTTATACCTCATGGTTTAATAACAAACAGTTACAGAAGGCAGGTAATGCACAAGATGCTATCAATGACATAGATGCTGTGTATTCAGCAGGTATACAGGCATGGAACGGTGGTGTCAGTGGGTCTGCATACAATGGATCCTATAGTAAGATGGCATTCTTCCATGACTACGTACTAGGTGCTGCATTGGATGGTACATATAGAACCTTGGTACAACCAACAGGTAAGGTACGCATGGCATTCTGGCCCTATGCTGACGAGGGTGATGCAAGTGCAAGAGATAGGTGGGGTTGTGCTATAGAACTATTCGGTTTGGTTGATGCTGGCAATCACTATAGACAAGGAGACCAATTTGAGTTAGTATGGCCACCTAGGCAACCAAAAGACACTGCTTATCAAGCACTGCCTGGTACTACTCCTTACTATCCTAAGGATGATCCCGCTTATTCTTTCCCTGACAGGTTAGAGTTATTGGTACGGGGAGAGAATAATCCAGAGCAGTTCACACCTAGAGAAGCATTCTATCAAGAGTCACATAACAGAGACTCTAACGTCTGGTTACTCTGTCAGCATAAGCTAGATAGAGTTAAGTTTAGAATCACCATTGATGAGATTACAACATGAGTAACGCTGAAGGATTTGGACCGAAGGCAACTAAGGCAGATAGAGATCTTTATAAGTCTGCTAGAGAGTTGTCTGCTATTCATAAGGTGCTTAGGAAGCATCCACAGGACAATGCTGGTCGTCGTAAGATGTTAAAGCAACTGAAGAGGTACTATCGTGGTCCTCTTGCTGAACTAGATCGTATTGATATGAAGGAACCTACCTTCCCCAAAGATGCTGAGTGGATGAAGACAGATGAGGAACTAGAAGAGATAGAGCAAGAACAGAAGGTTCAGATTAATACAGATAAACTTCGTCAATCATTGGGTAAAGATGTTCCAGAAACTAATTAATCCTAAGACTGAGACCTATAAGTTAGTTAAGGAGTTCACATTATCACCAGAGTTTCCATGGTTCTATGTGGAGAATGCTACACCACAGGATGTATCTAACGATGAGTTCCAGACTGTACCATTCTATAGTCATGTACTGATAGCAAGACCTAAGTGGCAGGGTATAGGTGGTAACTATATGTTCCCTGAACCTCAGTCAGAGCATTTAACACAGTTCTATCCTCTATTAGAGGAGATTATAGTTGCGAATGAGATACCAGTCACCACATTGCTCAGATATAATGTGAACTGTACTCATCCACAGGAAGATGATCGGTTATCCACACCACACTTCGATCATCCCTATCCTCACAAGAATATAGTCGTATATCTCCAAGGCGAAGGTGACACAGTTTGTTTCCCAGATGGAGTTGACCCTTCATGGTCAAATGCTGACAGTTTCAGTCCAGAAGAGGATGATGTGCTATTATTACAGGGACTACACTGCATGAGACCACCTGAAACAGGAAGGAGGATTATTCTAGTTGCTACATTCCTTTAAAGTTTTCCCAAGTTCACCCAGTTTCTCAACTGGCACACTTGACAAGATTTTAAAAGTTTGCTACTATAAATAACTCAACGTGAAGGACGCTTTACGTATCTTAACACTCCGAATGTCTCAATTACTCACGCTAGGTGTTGTCAAGGAAGCCTCAAACGGATCTAGTCGAAGATCCTAACATCCGTAGGTTAATCTCTACGAGACACTTAACTACTATTATGTCTATTAAATCAACAATCGCTGCTATTGCAGCAAGCCCATTTCTACTCGCTGGAGCCGCTTTTGCTGGTCCTTATGTGAACGTAGAAAGCAACCTCTCTTATCCAGATGGAGACTACTCTGCAGCAACTACTGACGTTCACGTTGGGTATGAAGGTGGAGAAGGACAACTAGGATATTATGTCCAAGCTGGTCCAGCATTCGTACATAGCGAAACTGATTCTGATACAGAAACAGAATTCTCTGGTAAAGTTGGTCTTAACGTAGCTGCTACTGAATCTCTTGGAGTATACGGCGAAATCGCTGGTATCTCTAATGGCGAAGACAGTGGTGGAGACACCATCATTGACTGGGGTGCTAAAGTTGGTGCTAAGTTCACTTTCTGATCACTTATCAATATAAACTAAATAGGGTGTCTCATGACACCCTTTTTTATTGGAGAACAAACATATGGCAAATCCTGGTGGTACTGTAATCTACACCCGTGGTGGGTGTCCCTATTGCGTTAAGGTAAAAGAGGTGTATAATGCTAAGGGGTGGCCCTTTAGAGAGTACACTTTAGGTAATCAGTTCACACGTGAACAGTTTAAACAGGAGTTTGGTCAACAGGCAACCTTCCCACAGGTACTCATCAACGGTCAACGAATTGGTGGATGTACTGAGACAATCAAATTTTTAAGGGAGACAAAGCAACTCTGATGTCTAATTATGATCCTGATAATGAAGCCCTTTACTCTTTGTTAGATAAGGCGATTGATACTGCAATGATCCAACAGAAGTTTCTCTTTAACATGAGGAAATATTTGGAGGATCATTCTTATACTCGTAAACAGACGAAAGAATTGTTAGAATCTTCAGTTATGGAGGAGGTCGTTACTAATACTGGTGATCTCAATGGGTACCTAGATGGTGACAAGCAATGTAAAGAAGCATATGGTCATATAAAGAAGGTACAGGTGGTTAAGATTCGTAATTATCTTGCCAAGATAACAACGGATGTTCATGAGTACTATGCTCATCGAAAACCAGGCAGACCTAAAGGTTCTAAAAACAAGAAGAAGAAGGCATCTAAATAAAAAAAAGTAAGGGAGTATCCGTATGGAACATTTAGATTTTTTATACATTTCCCTCTTTCTAACACTCGGAAGCTTCCTACTAGGGTTTCTAGTAGCATGGAACATCAGAGCAGTCTATGATTCATGGGTTGCTAGGGCAGATTATGCTGCTATGGTTATGCATCCTGAGATGTATGACGAACATGGCGCATTAATTAATCCTGACGAGTTGATGTACTTGCGTATTGCTGACGATGATGATACAATTGATGATGACGATGAGTAAACTATGAAATTATTGATTTCTGAGGTGCTCCAGAAGGCACACAATGCCAAGACAAAGGCAGAGAAGGTAAAGATTTTACGTGAGAATAAAACAGATGCATTGATGTCTGTCTTTATTATTAACTATGATGAATCTGTTGTCTCTCTACTACCTGAAGGCAATGTACCTTTCCGAGAGAACGAAGCACCCGAAGGTACTGAACATACCAAACTGGAACATGAAGCGAGACTTCTATTCCATTTCTTTAAAGGTGGGTCGAAATTACCTGGTCTTAAAAGAGAGACTATGTTTATCCAGATGCTAGAAGGTTTACATCCTTCTGAATCACAAGTTATTATCCTTGCTAAGGATAAGAAACTTAATACCAAGTATAAAGTAACCAAAGCCTGTGTAACGGAGGCATTCCCAGAGATTACATGGGGCGGCAGGTCATGAACCTCAAGATACTAGTGCAAGAATGCACTGATGAGGACGTGGCAGATAAGAAACTACCAGTCCATTCATATGTGGTATCATATGTGAAGGAGGATAAAGTTTGTCGTGACATTGTACTCGCTGGTAGTAAAGGAACGGTAGAGATTTTTGATCACTACTGGGACCTCTACAAGGAGGGGTTACAAGGTTGGCAACAAACTAATGGTCGTGTACCAGTGAGTAGATGGAACAATCAACGCAAGGTGGATGAGAAACCAAAACCCAAAAGGAAAAAATGACTGAGATGAATGACAATTGGAAGGTGATGAGTGATCTAGAGGTTGCATTTTCTGAGATCACTACATTTAATTTTATGCTGGAACAACTACAGGAGGCAGTAGACAATAGTAGGACTAATGAAATTGTAGACCTTACACTTGCACTTAATGCTTTCATGCCTGTTTATACTGATAATTGGGACAGGAAATTTAGAGACGCATGGGATCAGGTAGTAAAATGAATTCGATATATGATTTTGCAAAAGGTAATAAGACCGATGAGATCGACAAGGAGTCCAAGATCCTTGGAGCACAAGCTGCTACTGCGATCTTGGGTATAATATTTGGACCTTTTGTAGTGTGGGCAGCATGGAATGTAGTGATGCCAGCACTCTTCGGACTACCTACTATTGGGTACGTCTATTCTTTAGCACTTTATGTACTTGTTAAGACCCTGAAATGACAAATAAAGTATGTGTAATCTCCGTCACTCCAGATGCTGAGAGAACTATAGGATACATAGCACGTGTATCTAACCCAAAGAACCAGGACAACGAGAAGGTCTCTGGTCTTTTAAAGTATTGCATTAAGCATGGACACTGGTCTGTCTTTGAGCAAGCACACATGACTGTTGAGATTAATACAACACGTGGACTTGCTGCACAGATACTGAGACACAGGTCATTCACATACCAAGAGTTCAGTCAGAGGTATGCTGATTCATCTTTACTAGGTGATGAGATACCACTACCAGAACTAAGAAGACAGGACACTAAGAACCGTCAGAATAGTATCAATGATCTTGACCCTAAGGTGGTCAACAAGTATGAGATACTCATGGCAGATCACTTCAGACATGGTATGGATCTCTATCAGCAGATGCTTAATGATGGTATCGCTAAGGAGTGTGCTAGGTTTGTACTACCACTAGCGACACCCACTAGGTTATACATGACAGGTAGTGTACGTAGTTGGATTCATTATATAAACTTACGCTCTGCTAATGGTACTCAGAAAGAGCACATGGACATTGCTAATACTATTAAGAGACACTTTGTGTGTCAGTTTCCAGTAGTATCAGAAGCATTAGAGTGGTGTGATAATGAATGTGATTGTAAAGAAGATGATTACTGGGGTGATACACAACCCTGCCTACGTATAGATTGATGGCAGAAGTAGTACCAGCATTTTCTTCACCCATCTATGTGACAGGTGAGGACAAAGACTTTCCATTGATTAACTGGGAGTGTCTAGAGTTCACACCATATAATGTAGAGAGTGTAGGATACCGTACAGTTGATCAGCATGTGTTAGACTCATTCCCTGACTTAGAGGGGTGGGTCTTTCAGCATGTATTGGACTATGTTATTGGTGCAATGGGAGTTGATCCTGATCTACATTGGCCTGAGATAACATGCTCATGGATCAACAAGTATAAGAAGGGACAAGCATCAGTACCTCATCACCATGCTAACAGCATGTACTCAGGTAATATATTCTTGCAAGGAGACACAGGTAACTTAGTGTTTGAGAAACCTAAACATATGGTTGTAGAACCCACGCTCTCCCAACAGAACCTATATAATTCTACTAGCTTTACTTTACCACCAATAAAGTCAGTGCTATGTATGTTTCCGTCTGATCTTATGCATTACACCTTGCCAAATGAATCAGAATCGGATAGAATAACACTCTCCTTTAATGTAATGGTTAGAGGAACACCACGATGGATAGAAGACAATGCCCACGTATGATTTTAGAAACAAAGAGACAGGTGAGATCATCGAGAACGTAGTCATGTCTATGTGTGACCTCGATAAATATAAAGAGGAGCATCCAGAGTTAGAAAGATACTTTGGTAACCAAGCTCCAAAGGTTGCTTATGGATTACCTAAGCAGTCAGATGGATTTAAAGATGTGATGAGTAAGATACAATCTAATCATCCTGCCGCTGACTTATCAAGATTTACCTAAATTATGGCAGTAAAGAAGCGTAAGACAACCTCTCAAAACAACAGCAGAAGTGCTAAAGCAATGAGACGCAAGAAGCCTATAAGCATAGACCAACTTAAACAGATCGAACCGATAGGTGACAATCAGAAGTTGGTTTTTGATTCCTTTAAAGAGGGTAGGAATCTTGTGTTGCATGGTGCTGCTGGTACTGGTAAGACATTCATCAGTCTTTACCTAGCACTGGAGCAGGTACTTGACTTATCGTCACCATATGAGAAAATATATATGGTTCGCTCTCTTGTACCTACGAGAGAGATTGGTTTCCTACCAGGAGATCACGAGGACAAGTCAAACTTATATCAGATACCTTATAAGAACATGGTGAAATACATGTTCGAGATGCCTGATGAACCTTCATTTGAGATGCTTTACGATGGTCTAAGAGTACAGCAGACCATATCTTTTTGGTCTACCTCTTTCATACGTGGTACAACATTTGACAGGTCTATTATAATAGTAGATGAGTTCTCTAACTTAAACTTCCATGAGCTTGACTCTATTGTTACTCGTGTGGGGCAGGACTGTAGGATTATATTCTCAGGGGACTATTCACAATCTGACTTAATCAAAACAGGAGAACGTCAAGGTGTGCTAGACTTCATGAAGATCCTCCAATCTATGCCGTCCTTTGAGACTGTGGAGTTTGGTATCGGAGACATCGTACGTTCTGGGTTAGTACGTGAGTATTTACTCAGCAAAATCAATCTAGGGTTTCATTAATGAAAGTGTTTAATCATGTGGGTCCTGCGAGGAAGTTGGATGAACTTCCCACCCAAAACGTTGAGGGCAGACGATTTTATAAGTCTCCCGAAGGTCATTGGTACCCCTCTGTTACTACTGTGGTTGGTAAACAATCCATAGATGGTATAAAGAAATGGGAAGAGAGAATAGGTTGGGTTAAAGCAGAGAAGATTCGTAGAGAATCCTCTTGGCGTGGTACTCAGTACCATACTATCGTGGAGTATTATCTTAACAATGACATTACGAAAGTTGAGAAGAGCGAGGGTCTTCCCTCGTACCTTTTTGGGTTTAGTCGTGAGATCCTTGATCGTATTGATAATATTCACCTTCTGGAAGCCCCTCTTTATTCTAACGATCTACGGATTGGTGGGCGTGTTGATTGTATTGCTGAGTTTGATGGCGAACTTGCTATAATAGACTTTAAGACAACCAAGGACATCAAGAAGGTGGAATGGTTGGACAAGTATTTTGTACAAGAAGCAGCGTACGCTTACATGTACTACGAACGCACTGGTGTGGAGGTTAAGAAACTTGTGACCTTATCTGTTGCAGAGAATGGTCAGACTCAAGTCGAAGAACGCTACGACAAGGCTCCTTACATAGACACACTGTGTGAGTGGATCAAAGAGTTTCAGATGGAGTTCCTAACTGAATCCATAACTAATGGAGTTATTACAGAATGAAAGAGCTTGAGGAAAATTTTATGTCACAAAGTAAGTTTAGTACTTTGGTAGAACATACCGTACAGAATAGTAATGGTCTCATAAACTACATAGAGGCAGTCGCAGCAGTGTGTGACGAATATAATATTGAGATCGAAGTCGTTAACAAATTGATTTCTAAACCACTGAAGGATAAGATCAAAGCTAACGCACAACTTTTAAATTGTATCAAACGCACAAGTAGGGGGGTTTTACCATTATGAATGAAGATTTCTTCCGTTCTGAAGTGATAGCAAAAGAACTAGATGATCTTCAGACAACTTACAATGAGTTGTTAAAGATGTCTAGTAAATTAAACACACTAGACAAGGTGCAGCAGTTGGATCATATCAACAAGACGTTAGAGTTGGTTGCCAAGCAGAAAGTATTTTATGCTCGTCTTCAGTTGATGAGTACCTATGTCACAAACGAGGAAGATGATCAGTCGTCAGACGTTAAAGAGGTGAAGGAAAGGATCGATATGGTCAGTAACCTATACTCTGGTGGCAACAGCAATCTTTTAGATATATTACAGGCGATGGAGGACAAACTCCTGTGTTGGAAGAAGGATTTAGAGGGGGTTGACAAGACCTAAATAGTATGCCATCATATGATGGTAAACAAGCCAAATACAAAAACACACGGAGAATACAATGTCATTTGCATCCCTTAAGAAGTCCTCTAGGTCTTCCATTGCTAGTTTAACAAAGGAACTAGAGAAACTGAACACTAAGGGCGGCGGTAACGGTCCTGACGAACGACTCTGGAAACCAGAAGTCGATAAGGCAGGCAACGGTTATGCTGTCATTCGTTTCCTTCCTGCTCCAACAGGAGAGGAACTACCTTGGGCACAGGTATGGTCACATGCTTTCCAAGGACCAGGAGGTTGGTACATCGAGAACAGTCTGACTACATTAGGTCAGAATGATCCAGTTGGTGAACTCAACCGTATCCTATGGAACAGTGGTCTGGATACAGACAAGGACGTTGCACGTAAGCAGAAGCGTAAGCTTTCTTACTACAGTAACATCTTGGTCGTTAAAGATCCTCTACACCCAGAGAATGAAGGAAGAGTCTTCCTATACAAGTATGGTAAGAAGATCCATGACAAGTTAGTTGAGGCAATGAAGCCACAGTTTGAGGATGAGCAACCCATCAACCCATTCGATTTTTGGAAGGGTGCTGACTTTAAGTTAAAGATTGTCAGGCAAGATGGATATTGGAACTATGATCGTTCCGAGTTCGCATCACTATCAGTCTTAGGTGACTATGATGATGCTAAACTAGAGGAGATCTATAACCAAGAGTATAGTCTCGCAGCATTTACTAATGCTGAGAACTTTAAACCTTACGAGGCATTAGAGAAGAGATTAAACCTAGTTCTAGGTAAGAACAAGGCACGTGTACAGACACGTGACGAGGAACTGGAAGATCCTGTGCCAGTTGTAGAAGAGAACACTACGGTCACCGCAGGGTTCGGAAACAGTGTAGAATCATTAAAGACAGATGAGGATCCTGATCTGTCATATTTTGCACGATTAGCCGAGGAAGGTTGATGAAGAAATGGTTACTAGCATTACCTTTGGTCATGTTTGCAGCACCTGCTCAAGCAGTAACATGGGAACAACTAGTAGAGTGGGCAGAAACGCCCACTCATTACCATTCTCCACCATATCACCATCACCATGGTCATTCACATTACCAGGAACGTCGTTGGTGTAATCAGATAGTATATAAGGAAGAGTACGTACCAGGCAGACCTGATTACCATGGTAATTGGATGCCAGGACATGTTAACAAGTGGCAAGAGACAAATAGGATCCCATGTAGACGGAGGAGACATTATCACTGATGCTATATCAAACATATAATAATCCTGAAGCAAAGGAAATGAATCCTAAGCTTCATGAAAGTGTGAAGAAATACGTTGTTACTGACCTTGCTAAGGGTGGTGCATCAAGAACAGAATTTAACTTCCATGAGAAGAAAATAGACGACCTAAGTCGTCTTTTTAATTGGATAGAAAATGTGTTACCTCAAGCAGCATTTCATTTCGCTCAGGGTAGTGTTGATGATAAATATGATCCAACTCTATTAGGGTTTGATCCAAAAAGATTTAAGATAGCAGAGTGTTGGGGTATAGAGTTTAACAAAGGAGATACTGTAGAAGCACACAACCATTTCCCATACTCCATGTCATTCTGTTACTATGTTAATGTACCAGACAAGGACACACCACTGGTTCTCTTTAATGAACTAGGAAATAGTAGTGACATGATGGGTGAAGCAGTTCCTGTTGAGGATGGTATGCTATGCTTCTTCCATTCTAAGACATTTCACTTCGTACCTCCGAGTCAGAGCGACGGACGTTGTACTATCGTAGGAAATATATTATATAATTGATATATTATTTCGACTTTTGATTACAGATAAGTCGGAAAAAAAACTCAAGGTATTTTTAACTTCCAGAGGTTGAGCTAGCATCTGTAGTACCAGAGATAACTCCAGATGAGTTAACAGTACCAGTATTTGATGTATCTACAGTTCTGACCTGTTCACCAGATGACAGTGTAGTCACTGTAACGGTTCTATTGACTAATTCTTGATTAGACGCAAAAGCGACTGTAGCAGATTGACCATATACTGTGCTATATCCATTTTTCTCTGTAACGAAGATTTCCTCTACAGCACCCCAAGTCATTTTTACGTCACCAGAATCAACTTCTTCATGTGGCGAATATTGGCATAATCGTCTAAATTCCTCTGCAAAGGTTTCTACGTATGCAGGCTTTAATAACCATATATTTGCCTTATAGTCATTTATCTGTTTTTCATGTTCATAGTTGGTAATAGGCACTGACGCATTTGTCACTGTGACTCCCTGAATCTTATAGGTGAAATTTTCGTTTACTTGTAATCCTGCAGGTACAACGATATCACCTCTATTGGATATTACCTCTTCATCTTGGTGATAGTCATTTGATCTTATTTCGTTAGTTTCGTAATGGTGGATTTCATCGGTATTACCATATTTCTTCGTAATTACGTTATATAACTGATCTTCGGATAATGGCCATTCATCATAAACGTTTATAATATTGTTACATAGCAAAACAATCCAATCATAGTCAGTAGATCCATAAAACCTTTGAGCGACCTGATCTGGTCTTTCGTTATTTTGTATAGTTACTTGCTCAAATCCAAGAATTGCTTTTTGGATAGTATCAATAATTTTTGCTCTTCTAAAGATATTCGTAGCTACAACATATGGTTCGACGTTATTGCGTCGTATACTAGTAACCCTTACTTTGACTTTAGGTAGATATTTAAAATAATTTGACATATTCTTATTTATTTGCTAATTCTTTGAGGGCAGCTGCAGTTACAGGATCAAACTCATATCTAGGAGCTTCTTCACCGAATACTCCAGTACCCTTATTTTGATCATCATTAAGTTCACTCCATATAAGGTCGTTGGTGAGGAATGCAGTCTCATCAAATCTTAGGGTCATCTTATAAGAACCAGGACCATAATCCTCTGTCTGTGCTTCACCTTTTTCATTATAGGATCTAAGAGACGTGTTTTGACCATTAGGGGTCAAGTTTAACTGCATATCTGTCAATACCATTTTGACAGGGAATTGCATAATTTTGGTTAGTGTCTGTGGTCTTGATAACCTATCCACTCCCTGTCCACTTTTTAGTTCTGCTGGTGTGAAACGGACAATATCAGTTTTAAAGAATTTAGGAATAGATAGCCATTCATCGTTACTACCCGTTTTTGTGGGTAGCATTGCAAATCTTAAAACATCAATAATATTCTGAATATTTCTCATTTCACTATAGTTTCTAGGTTGCATATCGAAGTTAAAGGAATGACTACGATACCGAACACCTTTAAATGTAGTTTCTTCGTATGGGTTAAATACTCTCTTATTCTGTAATGCTGATAGTGCGTCTTTATCTGCTACAGAACCACCTGTAAATGCTGAAGCACCATTAAATGCACCTGTAATTGCTTGGAATATTGCCTGTTTTCCTCTAACCTTTGCACCTGCTTGTAGCAGTTCTGCCCCAAACCCACCAGCGTCCATATTCCCGTCTTTATCTATTATATTATTTTCTGCCCATTCAGCAGCACCAAGTAATGAATTACCAAATGGTCCTAGAGCACTTCTATTGTAGTTAGTACTATATTGTTCGTTAAGTTGGTGGGGTAGATATAAATAAACAGTACGCCATATACCTTGGGTACTATCACCTTCTTTCCGTCCACCTTGGAATCCAATACCTTTTTCTAGTGCACTGAAACTTTTCTCACCAGCACCTTGGGATTTTCGCTTTGATTTTATGTAATTGTATGGATTTGATTTCTCTGGGTCATATATGGTGAACTTAAGGTAATCCATTACCTTAGTTCCAAATTTGGCTCTATGCTTTATCTCATCATTACTACTACCTGGACCTGCAGGAGGAATCTCTGGATAGATTAATTTATTCTTGGCGGCAGACATATGAGTTATTCAGGAAAATTCAGACCATCACGAAGACATAAGTATAAAGGAGACCCTACAAACATTATTTATAGAAGTTTGTGGGAACTTAAATTTATGAAGTGGTGTGACAAGAATGAAAACGTTTTGGAATGGGGAAGTGAAGAGATTATTATTCCATATGTCTCTCCCGTGGATAATCGTGTGCATCGTTATTTTCCCGATTTCTATGTTAAAGCAGTCACGAGAAATGGAAAATCCTCAAAAAGCATCATTGAGATCAAACCTTATGCTCAGACTAAACAACCGAAACGTACAACCACTCGTAAGGTGAGTAGAAGGTATCTTAGTGAAGTCAAGACATATGCTGTTAACAATGCTAAGTGGAAAGCAGCAGATAGTTATTGTAAGGATCGTAGAATGACGTTTCGTATACTCACAGAAAAAGAACTCAAAGTATGAGCATCTTTAAGGACATCAAGGAACTTGCTGGTGGTAAACCTCAATCAAAAGATTGGTATCGCTCACAGTTATTTTATGGATTGCCAGATTTGCAGACAGATATAAAGGCAGGATTGGTATTATTTTATAATTACAATGCTACTACTGAGGGATTACCATTCTTTGATCGTTATCCGATGACTCTGATTAGTGGGATTAATCCAGCTACAGGTCATTTTTATGGCGGTAATCTACACTATTTACGTCCAGAAGTACGACAGGGAGTGGCAAAAACATGGGGTAATGGTGGTACTACATATCCTCTTCGTTGCCATCATAAATACTTAATGTCAAATGCTACAACTATAAAGGTGGTAGAACCTATAGAACTGCGTGATATGATCCCGTTACCGTTAGAAAAATTTGTTGTTAACGTTGCTGGTCAGAGACTTGATATACCTAGTAGCTTCATTTGGAGTCGAGTCTAATGGCAATGAACACGCATCCCAATAATTATCAGGCTTTTACGGAAGCAGTAGCAACTGGAAAATTAGAACCATCCAGACAGAATTTATATGGTGTTTCGATAGCACCTCCTTTAACTTTACGAAAGATACTAAGTACTACTGCAGGAGACAAAGAAGGCAAGCTAGTGAATACGGGTGTATCGATGCATCAATTTGTGCATAATGTTAATTTATTTTCCTCTTCAGTTACTATTCCTAGTAGAGCAGTTACCACTGGTCAGGTTAATAACCATGGTATGATGCGTAGATTTGGTACTGGTCAGACTAGTTCACAGATCAGTATGAGTTTCTTATCTACTAAGGATAATTTTATTAGAGAATGGTTTGAGATGTGGTTAAATGTTGTAAGCTCTGATTCGGACAATACTGTAGGATTTTATGATGATTATACAACATCAGCAGAAATAATAAAGTGGGAAGTAGGGTCTAATGTAGTACAGTCCTTTGATTTTTATAAGGTACAAGTACCTCAAGTTCCTAGGAAGTATACTGGTAAAGCAACGTTAAATCAGGCAACTGCTGTATACCAATTCTATAATCTATTTCCTTTTCATATAAGTACTCAAACTCTTGATAACGATCAAGCATCATTGATGCGAGTTGATATACAGTTCTACTATGAGCGTTATCGTTTTGATACTGTTAATGTAGATACTCTTAGGTGGTTAGGACCTAAGAGAAATAAGGGTATTTCTGAAGATGCTGTTGCTGAGAAGAACGCACAAACTAAGTATTCTGCGTACGGAACCTAGATAAGGGGTATAAATAATTTCATCGTTATAATCTAATTATGCCTTTACCAAAGCTTGCGGTGCCAGAATATGAGTGTACCCTACCTGTTAGTGGGACAAAAGTCTCATATCGACCTTTTCTTGTAAAAGAAGAGAAACTGCTTTATATCGCTATGGAATCTCAAGATGAGAAAGAAATGATCAAAGCAGTGAAGAATATATTAAAAGCATGTACTAATGTCAAAAAAGTGGATGATCTCGCTACATTCGAGATTGAGTATCTGTTTTTAAGGATTCGTTCTAAGGCAGTTGGTGGTATTAGTGAGTTTAAAATAGTATGTGAAGATGATGGTGTGACATCTGCATCTGTCAAAATCGATTTGGAGGATATTGAGGTAGTAGTACCCAAGACCCACAAAAAGATTCTTGATATAGGTGAAGATATCAAAGTTGAGATGAAATATCCTTCCCTCAATGCATTTGTTGACAGGAATATGAAGGATAAACCTACAATGGATGATATATTTGATCTTGCTGCAACATGTGTAGATAAGGTATATCAAGGTGATGAGATCTTTGACTCCTTTACTAAGAAGGAAGCATTAGATTTTCTTGGTGATATGAATAATTCTCAATTTGAGAAAGTTCAGGGCTTCTTTGAGTCGATGCCCAAATTAGAACATACCATAGATGTTGTTAATCCTAAGACTAAAGTAGTGAATGAAACTAAACTTGAGGGTCTAGCGGCTTTTTTCGCATAGCGTTAATGCATGATAGTCTTGAGAATCATTTTAAGACTAACTTTGCATTAATGCAGCACCACAAGTATAGTTTAACTGAATTAGATAATATGATGCCTTGGGAGAGGGATGTATACGTTAACCTATTGATTGCTCATTTGCAGGAAGAGGAACGTAGACGTGATAAAGAAAATCAACAATCAAACGCCCTATAATGGCAGAAGCCACCTTAAGAAAATTTATATCAGTAGTACCTGATGAAGAAGGTAAGACTACTGGTGCTTTTGCTGCGACTAAATCTGTTAACAGAATGGGTCATGCTATTACTGGCATAGGTAAGAGTTTTCTACAGGTTAATGAACTCGTTAAGTTTCAGAATGAGTGGATTCTTGGTATTAAGGATAAAGAAATCGAAAGGATAGATGATCAATATAAAAAGGAGAAGGATGATGAAGCAGAAGCAGAGAAGAAAAAGAGAAAGAGAGCAAACCTAGCTAAAGACATCGGTTCTGAGAAATTACAAGCAGATGGTAAGAAGTTAGGTGTAAAGTTATTTAAGAAGGATAAGAAGGATAAGAATAAATGGGGATGGGTAGAGAGACTTCTTAAAGCCATGTCTCCTATTTTTAATGCGATACAGTGGTTTGCACAGACTGTTATCACCTATGTTGTCTTTAAATGGTTAGGTGATGAAAAGAATAAAGAGAATGTACAGAAATTTCTTAAGTTTATCTCATCATTAGCTAAGTTTGCATGGTGGTTGACTGAGAATAGTATTGGTTTATTGATGGATGGTGTTACTAAGACATTTAGTTGGGATCCGAATAAGAGTACTATAGAGAACACATTTGAGACTTTGTTTGGTGCTCTCCAAATACTTGGTGGATTGGCAGGTATCTGGGCAGTATCCAGACTTCTTATGCCATGGAAGATACTAAGTGATGTCAGAGCCATGGCAGCACTTGGTACAGCAGTCACTGCTGCTGAGGCATCTGGATGTGGACCTAGAGGAAGAAGATATAGAGGACCAAAAGGTCCTGATGGTAAACCTAAGTTTGACCCTACAGAGGTACAACGTAGAGCAAAGAATATACGACGTATTAGAAGAAATAAGAGGTTGGCAAAACTTTATAGGAGGTTATCTGCTTTACAAGAAGCAGGTGCTAAACTTGTAAGGAAAACTGCTTCTAACACTAAGGCACTGATTGAGATATCTCAAGCAGCACTGAAATCAGAAATTACTAGATTAACTGAACTTGTTGATGAGAAAGGTGCAAGGAAAGTAGGAACAGAGATAATCGAATCTGGTCTTAAGAAAGGACAGGAAGCTGTTAAACCATTTGTCGAAGTTGTCGAAAATATTGTTGAGGAAATAAGAATCAAACCAATAGACGGTCAAGCTCCTAAACCTAGTTATTGGGACAGTCTCTCTAAATGGGTACACGAGACTGCACTTCCAAGCACGAAAAATGCTTTAGTTTCTGCTAAAGATGCGACGATTGATGCTGGTAAGTTCATGTGGAGGGAGGTGATAGTACCCTCAATGAAGAATCTTAATGAACTGGGTGCAGCCATGCTTAAGCATGGGGATCGACTTGCGGGATCCATTAAACATGCTGGTGGTAACCTGTATGAGATGGGTGCAGGTATGGCTAAGGGGTTCCAGTCTACTGTAGAGATGCTTAAGGATCCTAAGAAATTGATGAAAGCGGTCCAATCAACGATTAAACCCAAGATTAAAAAAATTGTAAAGGAGAACCCATTAGTAAAAAATATTTTAGATCTTAGAAAAGATCCTGATGCTATCGGTACAGTTTTTAAGCAGATAAAGGGAAGTCAGATCCTTAAGGATTGGAAGATGATGATGAAGGAGGGATATGGCACTAAGACTGGAAGAAAAGCTGCTGGTGCCATAGGTATGGGACCAATTGATCTGCTTATTGACATTGCTATGTCAATCTTTGATTATGCTTATCTAGGAGAATCACCTGTTAACGCTTTTATGAAAGCAGCAGGTAGTTTTGCGGGATATGGTGTTGGGTTTAGTTTAGTATCACTAATACCAGGAGCACAAGGTTGGGGATCATTACTTGGTGGTATTGCAGGTGCAATGTTGGGTGAGATGGCAGGAAATGCTCTTGCTCATGGCATGGGAGCTATATCGGAGAAAATGGATTTCCCAGGTCCTGGTGGTTTCTATAATATGAGAGATCCACTTGCTAAAGCAATATTAGGTGATGAGACAGTAGCACACAGAACTAGTGATGGAAATATATTCACAGCAGATTTCCAAGAGAGACCTTTTATACGTCATCCAAAAGCAGCAAATTTTGAGTTTGGTAATCCAAACTTACAAGGTGATGCAAAGGGTAAACCTTATAGTGAAGGTGGTCATGTACCATTAGCAAGTTGGGCAAAGGGTAAGAATTATAAGAAACCAACAACTAAGATGCCTGCTTATATGAGTCTAATGGATCATGTGGAAAAGCGTACACCTTATCAAATTGGGAAAGCAACAGAAAGGATTCGTGGATCTGAAATAAATACTACACCGATGATGTCTGAATTATCTTTACGTAAGGTGAGAAGGGTGAAAGAAATGCAAATGCATACTCATGTTGTTGCTGTCACTCAACCAGTTATAAAAACAAATCACATAAAAGCAACACCACCATCAATACATTATAGCTCATCAAATCCACATGTCTCCATGTTCTCTAAGTAAATGGCAACAATAGGTCAACCCACTCTTTATAAAATGGTCACTCCTCCTAAAGGTGAGGGTAGTGGCATGGGTTCTCTTGTCAAATCAATGAATAGTCTTGGCGCTACTATTAATAGTATTGCATTCATTGCTGCTGATATGAATAAGAATTTTGCTAAGGGTATCAAGCATCAAATCAGTAAGCAAGAAGATATATCTAAGAAGCATACTAATATAGAGAATAAGAAGTTAACAGATAAGAAGAAGAAGGAAGCTGCCCTTAGAAAGTTAATGAATAGGAGGCAGGATCAGGACGCAGAAGGTGATCAGAAGAGTATCATAGCTCAGTTTGGTGGCACTATGATTAAAGCTGCCAAGGGTGTTTTAGGATTCTTCGAAGGTTTGGCAGCAGCACTGGAAGCAATATTTGTAGGTTTTGTTTCTTATGCTGTCTTTACTTGGTTAGGTAAGGCAGAGAATAAGAAGAAGGTTAAGAAGTTCCTTGATTTCATGTCAGCCCTTGGTAAGTTTATAGTCTGGGCAGTTACTGGACTGGTTGACATGGGATTGAGTGGTATCACAGAGTTCTTAGAGAATCCAGTATCATTTGAGGGTCTGTTTGGTCTTGTGAAATTCCTGACAGCATTGGGACTAGTATTTGCTCCAGGTGCTACAATATCTGTGGCGTTAGCTGGGGTCATGACCCTCTTTAAGGCAGGTAGACTGGTACCTTTACTGAAGGGATTCTTTACTGGTGTATGGGGTTTAGTCAAAGGTCTTTTGGCATTTCTTGCTAGACGACCTCTCGTTGCCGGACTTTTATTAGCTGCTGGTTGGGGTGCTTACATGATATTTGGTAATGATGATGAAGGTGAAGCAGATGCTGTTGACAACATTGAGGATAATCAAAAGGAAAGACCAACTCTCGAAAATAGTAGTGAGAAGGAAGTACTTAGTGCCATGGATGAGCGTATTATTGCTCTCCAAAATCAGATTGAGAGTATGACATGGTGGGAAAAACTTACTACAAATCAAGATGATCGATTAAGACAAGAAATAGTAGAGATTAAAAATGAGAGACAAACGGACACATCCGAGGATGTTACACCTAAAGTTGATGAGAAAAAAGATGAAAAATTACCTGAGAAGAAACAAGGTGGATCAGTCGTTATACCATCCAATCCTTTCATACCAAAAATGGACAATGGTGGGTGGATTACTGGTCCTCAGTCTGGCTACCCCGTCAGCCTCGATGGCGGTGGTTCCACCTCTTTTATTGGACATGGAACAGAGTGGGTCGGATTTCCTAAAGCATCAAGGGGGGGAGCATTTGTGGTGCCCTTCGATACTCCCTCCACCCGAACTAATCCTAGCTTAACTAAAAAGAGACTTGGTGAAGCACAGAGAGGTGGGTTCACTATGCCTTCCTTTGATATGGGAGGATTCTATCCTCAAATGCAGGTAGGTGGTCTACTAGACTTCATTGCATCTGGTGAGGGTGGTTATAACTCTATGAACCAAGGAACCAAAGGTAATAGTATTGTTGGTTCTACTCATGATTCTGCTTCCATCGTTAAAAAGAAACTAACTGACATGTCAGTTGGTGAGATCATGGAACGTCAGGCATATCTGATGAACAAATCCAATCCTCAGGAAAGTGATTACGGTCTCTTTGCTGTGGGTCGTTATCAAGTCATACCTGGCACTATGTCAAGTATTGTCAAGACTATGGGCATTGATCGAAATGCTAAGTTTGATAAGCAGATGCAGGATAAGATTGGACTTGGATTGATTAAGCATAAGAGACCTTATGCTTGGAAGTATATCAATAAAGAACATAATGATAGAACTGGTGCAATGAAGGCACTTGCCGCTGAGTGGGCGTCACTTCCTGATCCTGCTACTGGAAGGTCTATGTATGGTGGTGGTAACGCTTCCTCCCATAGTGTCGAAGAAGTTGCTGCTGCACTAGATGCTGCTAGGGGTGGTGCTCCATTGGTGAGTGATGATGTGGTTGAGAAAATCCAACCTGCTAAGGCATGGTGGGATCCTTTAGGAGTCTTTAGTGGTAAAAAGAAGGAATTAACTACTGGTAATACTATAGGTGAATCTGCTTTAAATGAATTTGATAAGTACAAGTGGGGTACTGGTGAAGAGAGCGTTAGTGTACAACCAATGCAGCTACCAGCAATAGATACAACACCACCAGTGGTTGATGAAGATATACCAGAACCTATCTTTATACCTAATGAATATGAACCACCTGCTCATCCATATATTACAGCAAGATTTGGAATGATGGCAGATGTTAATACTTGTCCTGATAGACTCTTCTAATGACAGAAACTGTTAACAATAGTAAATCATATAAACTGATTGACTTATACGTTCAGAGATCGGATGATTCTAAGGAGGATATTCGTGATCTTTGTGCTGAATTTGTATGGTATGAGTCTATTGACTCACCATTTGTACGTTTAGATATTACAATTCTTGACACTGTGAACTATGCTGAGTCATTATTGGGTGATGAGATGCTTCATATTGGTTTTAATACCTTTGCTTCTAAGATGGGTGGTAAAGAACCTGTCACCATCCACTATGATATGCAGATCTATAAGATCAGTAATGTTATTAAGGATGAACGTGCTAAGGTATGTACTATCAATTGTATTTCACCACAAGCATATCTTAATGAAGCGAACAGAGCATTTGGATCCTTTGGTCCTTTGACTGGTAAGCATGATATTGTCAAAGAGATGTGTAAGAAGTATCTCAAATGTGAGAATAAGATTAAACACGTTAATGCAATAGAAGAATGTACATCGATGAATATGATTTCTCCTAACTGGAGACCAATTGATGTTATATCATATATCTCAGATAAGGTTGTTAGAAAGAAGCAGGGTAAAGGTAGTAAAGTTAATAAGAGGAAGGGTAAAGGTAATATTCAGTCTGGGTTCTTATTCTATGAGACTAGTCAAGGATTTAATTGGAGATCTATTGATGATATGTGTGAGCAAGATCCATTAGCAACTTTTAATTATACTCAGAAGAATATATCTACACCCGATGCACATACACAATGGGCTAATATTGAGGAACTGGGATTTCCTGACAGGACTAACCATCTAGAGAAGATGAGGACAGGTTTATATAAGACTGTTACTTATGGTATTGTTATGGATGCGTTGACAGAGAGTCAATCTATTAACCCAGCTTTAAGTAGTAGTGGTGTGTTTGATAGGTTCCAAGAGTTAGGTAATAAGTTTACTGCTACGTTACAGGGACAGTTTGGTTCCAAGTCCTTGTCTAAAGAACAGTTCTCTAAGTTTTTATCTGATAGTAAATCTGCTGCTAGTAGTACTTTCTTTAATTCTGGTGGTGATAGTAAATTTGATTGGTCAAAGTATGCTGCTAACCTTAATTTTGGTGCATCTCAGAGTCAAGCAGCTCTAGCAGAGAAGAAGAGTAAACCTGCAGGAACTGTATCAGGTCCTAGGATTATGCATATTGGAGAGATAACTGATCTTGCATCTACTTTGGAGAAAGGGTTTGCTTTTGATGAAAAGATTATTGATAAATTTAGTAAGGATTATCCCACTCGTACAAAGTTTAGAATCCTTCCTAAGTATAAGAACCAGAGTGCTAATGCACCTAATGGTGGTGCAGATGATGCTTCTGAGAACATAGTACTGGCTGGTGCATATGCTGCTGCTAGGTTTGCATTACTTAAGACACATGTAATGAACATTACTATACCAGGTAACACAGCAGTGTATGCTGGTGCTGTTGTTAAGACTAGGATACCTGAGTCAGAGCAAAATCGTAGTGGTAGACTAGAGTTGGACAAAAAATTCTCTGGTAAATATTTGGTCTCAGGACTCAAGCACACTTATAACAAGACTGGTATTACTACTGAATTGTATCTATGTCGTGATTCCCTACCCATAAACACTTGACAATAGGTCAAAGAATAAATATAATTGTCGAATAAAGCGAGAGAACAATGAGTGAATTCGGAGAAAATCCACAAGCTAAACGAAGTCACGATCTAGATCATGAAGTTTACATTGATCCAAAGGATCATAAGGAGCATACTAATCATGGTATGCATGAGTATTCTGAAGATGATCTCAAGAACGTAAGAGCTAACTACGAAGAGTATCATAAGGGAGATGAACCTGAAACTGGTATTAATGATTATCATATTAGACATCAGGATAAGCAGTTAGATCAATATTGTGACAACCATCCAGATGCATTTGAGTGTAGAGTATACGATGAATGATAGGTGAATACATTGATATTGATGCTGCCTACAGTTTTATAGGAGGTGGCATGATCGACCCAAATGTGGTCGATGGCGTGATTGAGTTTTGGAATGATTGTGACTATCTTAATAAAGAAGATGGTCATGTAGGTGGTCAAACTTCAGGTGGTCTAGATAAAGAACTCAAAGAGTCAAAAGACCTGACTATTCCTAGGTACATTAAAGATCCTAGAATATGCAGGTATATTGATGAGCTTGCAGATGTTACCACAGCATACTGTGATAACTATCCAGCACTAAAGAATGTCAAGTGGGATTTGATGGAGGATTTTAATATCCAATGGTATCCCAAGGGTGGTGGGTTTCATGCATTACATTGCGAAAGATCAGACGCACATCCACAATGCTGCAATCGTATGGTAGTATGGATGACATATCTCAATGATATAGAAGAAGGTGGAGAGACATACTTTAAACAACAGGAGTGTAAGGTAAAACCTAAGAAGGGATTGACTTTACTTTGGCCAGCAGACTGGACTCATTTTCATAAGGGAATACCAGCACCTAATGAAGAAAAAATGATTATTACAGGATGGTATGATCACGTCATTTGACAATTTAATATTAGGTCATTATAATAACAAACAGCAGGCATATAGTAATCCTACTAAATGGCCACAGGTACATATTCTATACTCCAAGATCAAATCAAATGTCTTGGAGTTAAAGCAGTGGTATAATTATGAAGGTGAAGATAAACCATATAGACATTATCATATTACTATCAACTATATGACACATGACACTGCGTATACAAAAGCACATAACCTATTGACTGACACCCCAGGGTGTGAGATGCAGTGGGGATTCTTTGATACGTGGTGGTTTGGTAGTGTTCGGGGTGATTGTATCGTTCCTAAACCTGATGGTGATACATATGTTGTTAGCGACGTACAGTTTGATGGTGACATGTATATGTCACGTGACACTGGATACTACGTCAAGGATGATAAATTTGCCTGGGGCAAGGAGGAGGGTGAAGGTATGTTTACTTTTACTAGACTAAATAATGGCAGGAAACTAGATTACACATAATGTTAGGCAGTTCATCAAAAGCAGATTTCGCTGGAAGAGATGGTTTCGCCTGGTGGATCGGTGAAGTAGAAGACCATATGGATCCATCACAGTTGGGTCGTGTAAAGGTTCGTATTGTAGGTTGGTATACTGGTACTAAGACCGATTCAGAAGGTAAGAACCAGTACTTAACCGAATTACCTACTAAAGATTTACCGTGGGCAACCGTACTTCTACCAACTGATAGACCCCAGACCAAGAATGCTGGATCTACCACTGAGTTACAACCTGGCGCACAGGTTCTAGGTTTCTTCATGGATGGTGAAGAGGCACAACTTCCTTGTGTCTTGGGTGCATTCCGTGGTTTCCGTCACTCTGAGAATAGTAATCAGGCAGGTTCTAGTGGTAGAGAGCGTGGTGCTCCTAAAGAAATGGCAAGGACTGTCTTTGCAGATCCTACAGTTGCTGATCAGAATGCAACAGATACACCACAGCAGAAAGGACAAGATAATCAAGATTCACTAGGTGGAGCATCATTCGTTAAAGCACAAGGTCAACAAGGTGGTGGTGCTACTGGTGGAGAAGAAGCATCTAAGGGTGCAATCTCTAAGGGTGAAGCAGAAACACCATTTAATGTGTACACCAACCCCATAGGTCCACCATCTATGGAAGGTGGTATTGCTGATGGTACTACAGGACCTGCTAATGCAGGATTCACCAAGGATCTTAAGCGTATGCTTACTGAGATTGGTGTTGAGGTTGGTGGGTTAGCACGTAATGCATCTAGTGGTGACTTTCTGTCCACTATTAGTGGTAGAGTTATAGAAGGTAAGAACATACTCAACCAATTATCTAACGTTACTAACTACCTGACTAATGCCATTAGTGGTATGCTTGCACCTCTCAAGGAGATGGCAGCAAGAGTCATTCAGATGTTGATTGATAAGATTCTACAGGTTCTTTCTAACATCCTACCTGTTGTTGTTATCACCCTGATTGGTGAGATACTACAGTTAATATTTGCATTATTCTGTAAACCTACTCCAGAGTGGGTCAGTATAATGGGGAATATAATGGGGTACATATCGTCGTACCTGAACTCCCTATTCGCTAAGGTAATGGATTTCATCGCTGAGATGGAAGCTAAGATCCTTGACACTGTTGAGAGGATGATGTCTGGTATTCAGAACAGCATCTGTAAAGCAATGTCGGCAATCAATAAGGTTGCTAACTTTATAATTACAGCAATTAACACTGTTAAAGCACTTAAGGAACTTGCTAACGGTATTCAGTCTATCTTCTCTATTGACTTTACTAAGTTAGACTTTACATCAGTTCTTAAGATCCTTAAGGCAATCCTCATGCTGATAGCGGGGATGAAAGATTGCGGTAGGAAGAGTCGAAAACCGAAAGCCACAGGGTGGCTCCCGTTATTAGGAACCACCCAGTGCGAGGATATAGATGAGGCTCTCCAAGGTCCAGGTGGAGGAGACTATAGTAGTTGTCCACCATCAGGTCAGGCAAATCCTAAGGGTACTTTCTTTGATGATTTCTTTAAGAACATAAATCCGTTCTTAATGGAAACCAAGATGTATCTCAATGGTACCAAAGAGATCAATGACGCTACTCCTGGTAAGGAGAAACGAGTTATCCAAGGTCTTGGTGGTGTAAGTACTATTGAGGATAAGAGAGGTAATAAGCATACCAATAATCCTAACAATGAAACTGCAATTATTGGTCGTGACCAAGTAACAAACGTTAAGAATAATAAGGTTGTAACTGTTGAGGGTGACTACTACCTCAAGGTTATGGGTGACTATCATATTGAGGTCTCTGGATCTATCAACCAGCATGAGTCTAATGGTCCAGGTGCCAAGGCAACAGATGCTAATGGTGGATTTTCTAGTGGTCATAAGTGGGATGATCAAAAGGATCTACCAGATGCAGCAGGAGATTACCAGATCTACACATCACCAGATGTCACTCCAGAAGAGTACGACAAGATGACTGATGATGAGAAGACACAATATTTTGCATCTAAGAGTGCGTCTGATGCTGCTTCATCAGCAACAGCACCATTAAAAGAAGATACTGCTAGTCAGACTGCTAAGAAGTTTAATGAATTGGCAGCAAAGAATGCTGCTGGTGATGGTAAGAAGAATCCAACTCCTAAGTTTAATACTGAGGTTGGAGAAAGAGAAGTTAAGTCAGTAAGAACCACTGCTGGTGACCATGACATGAACTTCCAAGGTGACTGGAAGGTACAAGCAGCACGTTTTAACTTCACTGCTATTGAGGCAATCAACCTTAAAGCACAGGAGATCAACCTATCTGCTGGTGGTATTACCAATGAAGCAACAGGTGAGATCATTAATGAAGCGAACTGGATCAGTTCATTCCTTAACTGTGGTAGATTTGATATTGTTGGTATTTTTCAGATGATGCCTGTCCTCACTGGTCAGTTCAGCATTGTTAAGGGATCTATTGTGGACGTGGCAATGGACACTCCATTCCCAGGAGCAGCCCCACCTGCCCAGGTTAGGATGACTCTAGGTACATCCATGCCATCTGCTATGGCAGACATAATCGTAGGATCCACCGCAGGTGCACACATAACTTTGGTCGGAACTCCTACAGGAGGTATCGGAGAGGTTGTCACAGGAGGAGCAGGTGCTATAATAAATCAGGTAACTACTGGTGTCGTAGCCATGAGTACTGGTGTGGGTGCCGCATGGTTTGGATGTGGACTCGGACCTACCTCAGTCTTCGGACTGCCCGTTATGCTTAATTAACTATGGAAGAAACCGTCGATTATGTTGCACATGCCTTCATAAATTTTCCCAAGAGAAAAATCACTCTCAGGGATCAGGAAGGTTATGAAGCAGATGTACGATACAAATTTGATTCTGATGGATCTCACAGTTTCGCAGAGACTGTGGATATTCTGAAAGAATTCCTCGATAATGAGGATGAACTTACCTTTATATACTAATGACACTAGCCAATTTGATTGAGGTCTCTGTAGAAGAGATTAAGACAAATCTTGACTTCCTCTTGACATTATTGGAAAGAGGTCATACAATCAAGATAATTCAGGAAGGTAAACAGAGTATCATCATGTCTCCTCTACCAGAGTTCGTCAATAAGTACGAACAAGAGGAATTGCCTGATATACCTATGCCTGCCGATTGGAAACCTGACCCAGTTGGAGTACAAACTTATGTCACAGAAACCCTCGGAGAGATGCAGAAAGAACTTGACGATGGACATCAAGATGCACTTTAGTGAACATGATCACTGTTGGCATTGGACACTCGTTGGGTACGAAAACGCAATACATAGTAGTAAATCTATGGACATCTCATCAGCAATGAAGGGGATCCAAGAGACAATTGCTAGATTTATGGATGATGAAGCTAAGAATTACCGCTGAGTACTGCATCCTAGACTATATGGATGGTCATGAAGGAATAGTACTTCTCCATATGATTAATTGTATACCATTTACATTCGATGATGAGGGTTTCGACACGACTGACGAAGAGATTATAACTAAAGCAGTCAATAATCCGAAACTCACTATAGAAGACCTATATCGATGGTCTTCCTATCTCATAGAAGAGGAATGCCACCCTATAATGTTCGAAATGGGTGAGTCGATTGAGAATTATCAAGACGTTCCAAACTAAATAGTACATGCAAATACGATTATGGTACAACAAGGATATGCGCCAATGGCGGTGGTCTTTGATGGACCACCAGTTACATCAGGAAACTGGACAACAACCTGATCTACGTGATGCAATGGGTGATATTGCAAATACAGTGGAGTATTTAACAGAACGGTATGACGACACGGAGATGGCACATGAAATGGAGAGAGGACTACAAGAGTATGAAAGTACTCAGTGCATATCAGACTGATCTCCTAGAAAATGGACCAAAGAGTCTAGCCCAATCATGGGTGCTACAGGCAATGTATGTTGACTGGAAGCGAAAAACTGGTAATATGGAACCTGAACCACCGAATTGCCAATCAAGTTATTCGGTACTAAACAAACGTATTGAGGAAGGTCTTTATGACGATGCAAACGACCCATACGGGGGACATTGAGGTGGCAGGAAACGATACTGAAATGTATCTGAAGAATTATTTGGAATCTCCTGGCAATCTTGTCGATAAGCGAGAAAGAATGAATCGCTTGAGTGAAATTGTAGGAGATTATCTTACTGATGAATCAGTTGATGCACGTAATACATACGAAGAAATTCTCCAAGAAGTGAACTTTTGGATCAACTACCATTCACAGCATATGACTAAAGCGAAAAAGCTACGTAGTCTCCTGATGGGAGAGAGTGATTTGACGTTATAAATAACTTGGAATACCGTAGATAGTGAATAGTGGGAACCAAGAGAATATCACAACTTGAGACTATTGCTGATGCATTGGTGACTGGAGAAGCAGTCCTTCCCATTGTTATCTCGGATCCACTGATCCCCAATAGAAAATCAAAAGTTAATCAACTGTTTAGGTCAGTTTCCGCAGGATCACAGAGTGCTCCAGGACTGGCTTTTGACTTAAACAGGAATACTGGAGTATACCAGTCTGCTTCCGATGAAATCGGTCTGACTTTTGGTAGTGCATCGATCTATAATAGTCGTAATTTAAACAACGACGGGTCATCGACCTTACAGATACGTGCAATTGATACAGCATCCGCTAACTCTAGTGTGGAGATAGTTCCACAGGGTAGTGGATATTTTACTGTTAATGGTACTACAGAGTTAACTGATACTAATTTTTACATTTCTGGTGACCAGAACCCTGCTAAAAAGGTAGTATTTAACGTTGATACAGTTTCTACTGCTGGTGGTACTCGTAGATTTGATATGCCTAGTGTAGGTTCTAATACATCTACGACTATAGTTGCAACAGACACGTTCCAGACTCTAACTAATAAGTCTATTATCATTAAAGATAATGACCTACAGATTACTGGTTCTACTGACGTAGCTAAAATAGCAAAGTTTGAGACTGATGCATGGTCAGCACCAGGTCAACACATCTATCGTTTACCTGACTATGGTACTACGATTACTCAGTCAACATTACTTGATGACTTGACTGAACAAGACTTATATAATAAGAATCACGTTAACCCTACATTCTCAAATACTCCCACAAATGATCCAAATAACCCTACTAAGTATGTAATA